GGTGCGGATATATAGGTCGTCAGGGTCAAAGTAAATATCTGTATTGGCGATGGTGCATTCGGTAATAACCACCTCGCCGCCTTCCTCCGGGTAGCAATCTTCGGGAGGGCCGTACAGCTTGGCCGGGACGATAGGCTCGACATCTGCTGTAATATCCAGCGGTACGCCGTTTTCTAATTCATATTGAAAAAAGACTTCAGTCATTTGCTTACTCCTCTATTTCTATTACTTGACGGAAACTCCAAAAATTTAATTTCTGCAACATCAGCCCCAAGTTTCATAGTGATTAAAGTGTTAAGATATTTCATAGTAATACAAAAACCTTTGGTCATTTTGACAAAGACAAAACCTTTTGATTCTACAAACTTTTTGACTTGAGAGATGTAGTTTTTGAAATCTTCATAGTCTTTTTCGTCTTGCCACCTGTCTTTCAAATACAGAAGCACATCGACATTTGATTCAAACATATCATTAACTAAATTTTGTGCTTTATTTGTCATTTTCTTTCTCCTCTATTCTATTTCATCCAAGGGATATCAAGCCTGATATCTTCTAGCCGCTTGACGGTTGCCCGTGCCGAGTTCTGGAGGCCGGTGGCCCCATCTATGCACCAACCTTGGTTGGTGCAATCGGAGTAATACTTGGCGTCCGAAATCCATTCGCGGAGTTCGGAGTAATTGACTCCGAAAGTAACAAGCCGCTTAGTGCGCTTGATTTCGGAGCCGGTGGGCAAACCACGTTCGGCGTGATCGTCTGCAAATTTAATTGGGATTTGAACTTCGATGGTGTAAGCATTTTTCATGAATTGGTTCATTTTCAATCTCCTCTAATTGCTTTCACCCTTAAGGCCCCTGCGAATTTAATCGCCAGGGGCTGTTGGGGGGGGTGTGGGGTTTCTTAGTCTATCTCCTCTATGAACGTCCGAAAATCGATGATGGCTTGATCAGGGTCTTCGATGCCCTCTTGCTTAATGCGGGTTACCGCTGCTTGCCAGATGCCGGTGCCTTCTACTAAATCGACCAAGGCATACATTAAGTTGCGCTGTTCTTCTGTGACCTCTGTAAACATCTTCTTTTCTCCTGTTTTTGCCAAGGACAATCCCGGCACCCTCAAGGCCCCTGCTAATTTAATAGCCAGGGGCTGTTGGGGGTTGGGGGATGTTAGGCGGCTTTTACCTTGCGTTTGCGGGGCGTTCCCGCTTTTGTTAAATTGGCTTGATATTCAAGCGCGATTTGGCGTTTTGCGGTTTTTTCTTCTTTGCTTTGGGCGAGGCGAAAATCAGATTTTCCAGAGGTGGTATGTTTGCACCTACCGAATTTTTTGCTCTCTGAGGTGATGTCGATCCCCACGGTGTCTTTTTTGACGCCGTCTACCGTCTGAACTGCATAAACATGGGGGGCGTTGACTTCTACGACTTCGGCAAAATATTTAAAGAAGCCGCCGCCAACCGTGACACCATCGACGCGAATAATATCGCCCACTTTGATTTCAGACGCGGGCTTAACGCACAAGGAATTAAAATGCTCTTGCGCGGCTTGGCCTCGCTTGGTGAGGACTTCGCCCTTACCGTGGCACTTGAAACACCGCGTACCGTGGGATTGGCAATAACTATACTCGCCGCTACCGCCGCACCTAGAACAAGGTTTGGCTTCAAATAATAATGTCATTTTCTTTCTCCTGTTGCGTTGTTGATATTATCAATCTAGTTTATCCTTTAAGGATTGTCAAACGTTATTTATCTATAAAAGATTTTTGTTGAAAAATAAATTTAGATAGAATAAGATGCCAAAAGAATTGGAACCGAGGGGCGCGTGTAATATTCAATAAGCGCAAGGTCAGTCTTCTTACCTGTTGAACCCCTCGGCCCTAAACTTTCAGCAAAATAGAAGATAGGGAAAGACACAACGAAAGGAGATAGCAATGTCAAATATTGCTTTACACGACGTGACCGTTTTAACACCCCAAGAAATCGCGGAATTTCCAACCTCACTAATGGCTGATCTAGCCGCCCAACTCAAAGCCGCTCAGGAACATATTAAAGAAGTCAAGACCGCGCTCGATGCCGGAGCTGAGGAAAAGTATTCTTCTACAGCCGCCGACCTTCGAGACTTCGAGGGCAAAGACACCGGCACGGTCAGATGGGATGATGGCGAATATACTATCGTCACTAACCTGCCAAAAAAACCGAAGTGGGATCAAGCGAAACTTATCGCCATCCTAAACGATATGGACCCGGACGTTGCTGCTCATTACGTTAAGGCGGAATACAAAGTCGAAGAAAAGAAGTTCACCGCCGCGCCGCCGGACATCCACGCACAGCTAATGCCAGCCAGAACTTTGGAAACCGGCAAACCAACTTATAAGATTGAGGAGACAACAAAATGAAAATCATCACAGCAGAAGAACGCGCCGCTGAAAAGACGACCATCAACGGCGTTATAGGCGGCAAAAGCGGCATAGGCAAGACCAGCCTATTGTGGACGCTCGAAGCCGAAAGCACTTTATTCTTCGACTTAGAAGCCGGTGGCCTCGCAGTCGAAGGCTGGGCCGGGGATACCATAAGACCGCAAACCTGGGCCGAGTGCCGAGATTTCGCTGTCTTTATCGGTGGGCCTAATCCGGCCCTTCCAGATGACCAGCCATTTTCAACGACGCATTACAATAGCGTCTGCGAAACCTTCGGTGACCCGAAATCCCTAGATAAATATCAAACGGTGTTTATCGACAGCATCACGGTCGCCGGGAGGCTTTGCTTTACATGGGCTAGCCAACAGCCGGAGAGCTTCAACGCTCAAGGCAAGCCTGACGTCCGTAACGCCTACGGGCTGCATGGCCGCGAAATGATAAAGTGGCTGACCCATCTTCAGCATACCCGCGACAAAAACGTGTGGTTCGTCGGCATCCTTGACGAAAAAACAGATGACTATAACCGCATCATCTATTCGCTTCAAATCGAAGGCGCGAAAACCGGCATGGAGCTTCCTGGGATTGTCGATGAAGTCATCACGATGGCGGAGGTTCCGCTATCTGATGAAGTCACCGCCCGCGCCTTTATCTGCCAAACCATTAACCAATTCGGCCTGCCCGCCAAAGATAGGTCTGGCCGTCTCGACGCTATTGAGGAGCCTAATCTTGGCAAGTTAATGGCGAAAATCTCGCAACCTCTAGTTCGTGGTAATCTCAACACCGAGATGCCTATTGTTGAAATTGAAAGTGAAGGAAACTAAAATGGAAGACTTTAACCACGCAGACACGCAATCCTCCGGCTTTGATATAATACCGGACGACACCATCGCAACTTTTATCGGCACCGTTAGACCCGGAAGCGCAGGCGACGGCGGGTGGCTTACTCAAGGTAAACCGACAGCCAAATCCCATTCCGGTTGGCTCTGGCTCGATATGGAGTTCGTAATCATCGGCGGTCCATACGACAAACGGAAAGTTTGGCAAAAGTTTATGTGGCATAATGCTCAACCCGCCGACGGCGCAGCCGAAGGGGCGGAAAAAGCCGCAAATATTAGCCGGTCGAATATCCGAGCTATGATCGAAAGCGCACGTAATGTTATGCCTGATGATCATTCGCCGGATGCTCAAGCCAAACGTCAAATCAACGATTTCGGTGCGCTTAACGGCATGACCTTTCGTGCTAAGTTAGGTATTGAAGAAGGCAGCGATGGCTATGATGATAAGAATACTATTAAGTTCTTTATCACGCCGGGCCAAGCCGAATACGCTGGAGAATCGGCGCAACAAGCGGCACCAGTTCAAGAAGTTATCCCATCAACTACACCCCCGTCTTCTGGAGTACCGGCGTGGGCGCAAAAATAATGGCTAATAAAAAAGGAGGGGCGAAAGCCTCTCCTCTTTCTTTAGATGATGAGTTACAGGCCGAGGCTACTAAAAAAGCTGGTGAGGCAATGCACCCGCTATTACAGCAATTTATCGAACACGATTTTAAACGGCCTATTTCTTCCCTCTCGCCAAATGATATAGAGTGGCTTGCCGTCGCTGCTATCTCAGGATGGGTATTATCCCGCGCTAAGCAACACAAAAAATACGGCGGCGACATCGGCGAACTAATAAGGAAGATTGAAGTATGATCGACAAAACAGAAGAAGATAAAAAGCGCCTGCGCTACGCTCGGCATCGAATGACAGAAATAATTGCCGAAATCGGTTTTAATGTAGCGCCGATTAATTACACCGAAGATCAAATTAACACGCTTGTCGAGGCCGCAATCGATGGCTATATCGAAGCCGACAGCGCAATTGATGAGGTGCCTTGGTGATGGAAGAAACAATTCAAGACATAGCCAATGAAGACCTAACAACAACATATTTAGAAAAAAAATGGGGCTGCACGTTTAGAAGGTTTGGAGCATATTCTCCTATTGATTTTTCACTACACAAAAACGGAAAACTAATTGCTGTCGCGGAATTTAAACGCCGCCATAGAACACGAACAGAGTTTGATGACATTTATTTAAACCTTCAAAAATGGATGAGTTTACAGTTTACATCTTTAGGGCTTGAAGTTCCTGGCTTGTTTATTGTCGCATTCAATGACGGTATTTTCTGGTGTGATATTGCAACGATAGACCCGTCTGACCATCGTGTAACAGGTAGAACTGACAGGGGAAGGAAAGCCGACATTCAACCTGTCATTAAAATCCCAACTGGAGTAATGATAGATGCTCGACTTTAATTCACGCCCCAAACAAGGGGACATATCCGACAAGTTCCTGCAATACATAGACGCTGCGATGCAGGAAAAAAACAAGCAGCAAACCCCGCGCAACTATGTCGGCGTGTCAATGATCGGCGCGTCTTGCGAACGTCAGGTTCAATACGGCTACCTCAATACGCCAAAAGATAAGGGCAAAGAGTTCTCCGGCGTCACGCTTCGCAAGTTCGGCGCTGGTCACTATTTCGAAGACGACACCGCCGAGCTAATCCAAGCCGCAGGATTCGAACTAAAAACTATTAAGCCAGACGGTTCGCAATTCGATTTCTCAACATTAGACGGTAAATTCGCTGGACACGTTGATGGCGTATTCACCAGCGGCCCGGACTTCTTAAAATATCCGGCGCTATGGGAACATAAAGCGACAGGCAATAAATCTTTTAATAAACATAAGAAAGAACAGTTAGCCATCGCCAATCGGGTTTATGCTGCTCAGGTAGCTTTATATCAAGCCTATCTCGACTTAACCGATAATCCCGCCGTTTTCACCGTTAGAAATACCGATACCCAAGAATTACATTTCGAGCTTGTTCCATTTAACGCTCCTTTAGCCCAAGAAATGAGCGACCGCGCTGTAAAGATAATCCAAGCCACCGAAGCTCAAGAGCAGCTACCGCGCAACGCTAAATCAAAAGACCACTTCGAATGCAAATGGTGCGATTTTCAAGAAAGATGCTGGAATGACTAATCGCCTTCATACGATAACCCAGAAAATACCACGGGAAAAATCCGGTTTAAAAGGCGCTCTATTTTGCCATATTGATTTCGATCAATACGCCAGAGCCGTTGGTGTCCGAATTTCATTCAAACAAAAAGACGCATCAAGCCTGGACAATATTCTTTCTGTCATAGGCGATGCGTTTACGGAGATATTGGAGGGACAGAAAGATGGTTGATGAGTTAGAGGAAAGCCTGTTCGGAACTGATCTTTTCGGGGAAACTAAACCCGCAATGGCTGGAAGTTTGTTTGCCGTATGC